CTTATACTCCTTACCGGCCTTCAGCTTGAAGACGAACGACGCCATGTAGACGAACTTGTTACCGCCCGAGATGTTCTCGTCCTCGCCCAGACCCGGCAGCTGGATCTTCTTCTCGGCGTACGGGTTGATGGTGATCTTGGTCGTGATGTGACCGATCGCCATGATGGTGATGTTGTAAGCTTCCAGCAGGTGCTCGACGCCCATCAGGAACGCGGAGTTGCCCTTGGCGATCGTTGCTGCGACCATGTTGGAGTCCATGTCGGCCTTCTCCAGCAGCTCTTTGTTGCGCATCGCGGCGACGGAGTCGATGATCAGGATGGTCGGCGGATAGATCTTGCAAGGCTTGCCTTCCAGCGTGTACCAGTCCAGCAGCTCGCTCGGCGGGAGGTTGCGCTTGTGCTCGGCGATCTCGAACAGCTGCTTCTTCAGGAACTCGACGGTCATGTCTTCTTGGTTGAAGACGGTGAAGGTGTTGTCGTATTCTTCGTCCGTGCAGCCGGTCAGGTTCTTGACGCGGGAGCGTGGATCGGTCGATGAACGCTCGAAGTCGGCGAGGATCACGTCGCCGTTCATCGGGTGCGCCATGTTCCATGCTGCTTGGATCAGAATGGTGGTCTTACCGGACTGCGAGTGGCCGACTGCCATGTGGATCTTGCCCATCGGCAGACCGATGTTGTAGAACTCTTCGTTGTCAGCGAGGTTGGTCGCGACGGTACCGCAGTTGTAGTCGATCAGGTCGATGCCGGTGGCGACGAACATGGTTTCGGACACGGAACCCGGAGCCTGTTTCTTGATGATGTCGGCCTTGGTACCTTTGATTTGCTTGTTCAGAATGCCCATTGATTACTTTCAAACTTGAGGTTGCTGGGAGTCGGATGATTCCCGTAAAGATAATATATTCACTACCGACCGGCTGAAGTTAGCCGATGATGCGGGTAGCGGACCAGCGGGTGGCGCTGCGCAGCGAGATCTCGAAGATCGGTTGCTGCAGGAAGCGATCCTGCGTCTCGTTGAAGATCTGGATGCCCATCAGGAATGAAAGGTTCGGCTGCTTGCCGATCTTCTCCAGATTACCCTTCAGGAAGGTCAGAACCGGATTCATCAGGTAATCCGCCTCGGCGTCACGGATGTCACCGTTGGCGGCAGCGGTGGTGCGGTTCACGCAGCGTTGCGGCTGGTTGTTGGAACCGTCCCACGCCGCCACGAAGGAGACGTGAGCAGCGATCAGGTCGCCGCGCTCGGTGATGAAGCGTTTGAAGACTTCCGGGTCACCGAAGGCCGTCATCACGACATCCGAGTTGATGTCGTGGACGTAGCGACCGAGCGCGCTGTGGTCACCGAACAGGGCGTTCTGCGCCTTGCAGTAGCCGTCCAGCACTTTACTTGCTGCCACGGAAGCGTTCGATGCGTTTGCCTTTGATTGGTCCATTGTCGTCTTTCCAGAAGAGGTGTTTATTGGTGTTTCCACCGGCTGCAGCCTTGTGACCACCGCCGTTGAAGTGCTTTTCTGCAATCTTTGCTACATCCACCGGACCATCTTTGAGGGTACGCAGACTCAGGTAGTAGCGCTCCTTGTCAGTGTCGTAAACCCAGATGATCGCGAGGTCGTACTTTGCGCAGAGTCGATTGCCCAGCTCAGACGCAAACATGTTGTCGGCACCTACCGTCGCAACGGTGAAGCCGTCGATCTCGCCGACGACCAGTGTCTTGTTGTTCAGCAGCTCTTCGATCTGGTTGTTGAAGAGACGCAGTTGAGCCTCACCCTCGCGAATGAACTCTTTGTAGAAGTCATCGATGTTGAAAGACTCGACGAGTCTGTCCCAGCAGTCGAAGTCCATTGGCTGCGAGGCGATGTTGATCATGAATTTCTTAGTATCTTCCAGATGGAAGTTCCAAAGGTCACGATCCTGAACGTGGTCCACCAGACGCTTCAGACCCACCAGTGTCGCCGCGACTGCGGGACTGTGAGCAATGAAGCGATCCCAAGACAGACCGGCACCGGACTTCTTGCCGTCCAGACGCAGGTACAGCTTGCCGACGATGTCGTTCTCTTCAGCCAGTAGCCTCTGCACACCAGCCATGCGCTTGAACGCTGGCTCGTGGTGGTCGATGACATGCACTTCGGCACCGAGTGCCGCCGTCATCCAGAGCAGTTGTTCGTCGTTGTACGAGAAGTCGAGGACATAGACCGTGGTGTCCTTGTCGATCTTGTCGTACGGCGGAGGATGCCCGTAGAAGACTGGCAGGATCGTGACGTTGTCGATTTGGCCGCAATTCTTCAGGCCTTGTCTGGCAACATACGCTGAACAGAAACCGTCGAAGCAGTTTCCATGGTACAGTATGAGGTATTTCATGATGTCAGTAATGAAAAGTTACGATTTTCAGGAGGATCGCATTTTCGTGATCCTTGGATTTTCTTACTCGGGGATCAGCTCGGCGATGCGTGCTGCAACTGCATCGCGAACCAGCTTGTCCACGGCGTTGTTGTACTCGCTGTCCTTGTGCGACTTGACATGGATGTACTTGATCTTGATGCTCTCGGTCTTTTCCAGGATCTCTTTGTAGATGTCCTGATGGGCCACCGGCTTGCCGTTGGTCGAGCGCCACTCGCCCTTGGTGCGGATCGATGCCTTGATCCACTTCGAGATGTAGTCGTTGAAGGCGTCGGTCGCGGTCTTGCTGTCGGAGTACACCTCGATCGTCAGCTCGTGCTTGGCACCGAACTTCTTGGTCGCGAAGATCGCTGCGCTGAGGATGCCACGCAGTTCCATTTCGGTGATGGTCGAGTTCTCGACGACGGTCACGGCACGGCCCAGCTCGTCATCGATGCCGGTCGATTGGTCGCGGGTCATGGCGATGAAGCCGTAGGCGGCGACGTTGTCGATGCCGTCCACGTTCTTCACGGTGTTGATACTGCCATCGGTGTAAACCTTGATCTTCAGCTTGGTCTTCATGTGTCTCTTTTCTTGAATCTAGATGAAAGGCCGCTACCCTGAGGTAGCGGCTACTTTGATTACTGCGCGGCGTCCAGATTGATCACGCTGCCGCTGACGGCGACGATGCCATCGGGCAGAACCAACGAGACGCCCTGACCTTCAGCCTTCGCCAGTGCGTCGTACTGGTCCATGATCTGCTTGCTCACCGGCTGCGGATTCGCTTCCACCATGTCGGTGCAGGTGGCGTCGGCCACGACGTAGTAGGTCGGTTGCAGGGTAGCGGAACCTGCAATCAGCTCTTCGGCGTTGACGTGCAGCAGCGGCTGCGGATCGGCTGCGGTGTACGAGTCGTCCGGATGCTTGACGAAGAAGGCCGGGATCGGCACGCCGCTGTCTTCAGGCAGCATGAACGAGGTGTCCGGCGCACCATCGGTCGAGTCGTCCGGGAGCGCGAAGCCGCGCTCTTCGTCGGTCACGTAGCGGTCCAGTGCGGTAGGGATCTGATCGATCTCGGCCCACTGCTCCTCGGCCTGTACGCGGCAGAACTCCAGCCACTCTTCCTTGGTCGAGACAGGGATCTCGGTGACGACCTGAATGCCCTGCTCCGCCAGAATCGACGGGTGGGCGAACACGGCCAGCTGCGAGGTCGGAACCCACTCGGGGATATTGCTCTCGGCGTTGACGCGGGATTCGCGTTGCACCAGCTTGATCAGCTCTTCTTCCGAGGTTGCACGGAAGATGTTGACTGGCTGTTGCGGTTTAGCCAGCAGGCACGAGGTCAGGAAGAACAGTTTGCTCATTTTGGTATTCTCTTTCATGGGTTATTTAAGTCTGAATGTCTTTGGCAGGATCAGTTCCGGCCGGACTCCGAAATCCTTTTGAGACTCGAATTTATTGTACACGATCTTGACCGATTTGTATCGAGGCAGCATGAGGATGCGCTCGAAGTCCTTCAGCGAGATGTCGTTGTCGGCGTAGATGGTCAGGTTCTGCGTCAGGAAGCCCATGCGCATCAGCGTCGCTGGCAGCAGGTTGAAGCCCTTGCCGTTGATCGCTGTGAACACGCGGTTCAGGTTGTCCTTGTCGCTGTAATAGTTGTTGTAGACCGATGCGAGGTCGAAGAAGCCCTCCGACATCACCACATCGATCTCAGGTGCCATCTTCTCCACTCGGGAGGTCATGGTGTAGATCTTGCTGCCCTCGCCGTACTTGTCGAAGCCGATCGTCTTGAACCGCTTCGAGAAGCTGCCGTCGTAGAAGCGGAAGCTCGCGTAGGTGTTGTCCTGAGACAGCCAGCCAACGGCGTGCTTATCAACCAGCCAACACTCCTTGGCGAACTGCTCGTCGTCCAGCAGGTGCTCCAGCCCGTTCAGGATCACGAAATCCTCAAGGGAGTTGATGATCTTGTACTGACGCAGGAGGGTGCGGTCGCAGTCGATGCCGAGGCGGCTGTCGATGTACTCCTTCTTGGGCTTGAACTTGCCCTTGAAGTCGTACTTCGGGAACTTCGCATTCGCCATCCGCAGGACGCCACGGCTACCCTCCCGTACCACCGTATTCCTACGGAAAGCACGGTATTCCCTGTGGATATTCGTCGACAGCTCGTCGTCGAATACACTGAGGTCATCGAGAGTGCCGCCGCTGAGAATCCCAGAGCTTTCGCAACGTTGGCAGAAGAACCAGTACGGCACCTGATTCGTGATGTACAGGTGAGCGTGTGTCCTGTCCTTGGAGCTATCTCCGCAGTACGGACACCGCACCTGAAGCTCGGTCCTCCGAGCGTTGAAGTAAGCGACCTGCTTACTCTGCGTCATCACGCGGTACAGATCATCCAGAATCGTCACGGGTTACTTCCCCGTAGTGATCCAGTCCGGGCCGGGAGGCGTGTCCCAGCCGGTATCTGCAACGGTATAGCCCATCGTGGACGAGTAGAAGGTCAGCTTGCCACCGCGATCGCTGATCGAGCGGATGCCCCACGTATCCTTTCCGTTCTCCGCAGAGTCCGGGTCGTCGTAGACGTTCACGTCACGGTGCGTGCCCTTCTCAGTCACGTACTGCGTGATGATCTCGCCGTGACCGGCTGCGTTGTAGAAGACCTCGACCTTCTTGACGCTGAGCATCGCGACGTACAGCGGATCATCGGCGGTGTTCATGCCAGCGACGACGAAGATGCGGTCGCCGATGTCGTGGATTTGTTGGTCCAGAGTTTTCATTACTTCTTCTCGCTTTCCTTCTTGACGTACTCCACGCCGTCGATGACAACGGCGGTCGCCAGCGATTTACCTTCCGGGACCGTCGCGGAAGTGATACTGTTCGGGCAACGCATGACGGTCAGGCGCTGTCCGTCAGTATTCGTGAGGTAGAAGGTTTTGCAGTCCTTCAGTTCGGACGGCATCGAAGCGAAGTAGAGGGTCTTGGCGCTGTCTACGCAGCCGGTCAGAGCCAGCATCGATGCCAGCAGAATTGCGATACGCTTCATTACATACGCTCCAGGAAAGAAAGAACCTCGCTGATGAGAGGCTTCGGGTTCTCCTCGATTGCTTCGAGGTAGGACGACAGGTCGTTCGACTCGTCGTGGCTTGGCAGGTACTCGAACTCGGTACTCATGATGTCGCCGATGAACACGATGATCGACTTGTTCTCTTCGATCTTCTCGCGGATGAGCGAGTACTTCGAGAGGATGTTGTGGTAGGACTTGGACTGCACGATCTCGGTGACCAGCTTGCCCTTGTGCAGGTTGCGACGGCCACCCTTCGGACGGATCTGCGCCGTGAGGATCGCCGCCAGCGTGTAGTACTTTTGATCGAGCAGCCACTGGCGGAAGATCATCAGCATGTACAGGTATTCCTCGCGGTTGCACAACTGGACGTTGATCTTGTCCTGTGCGCCGAGATAGTGCGTCATCAGGCGCACCTGCATCTGGTTGGGCTGCACCTTGCGGGTGTTGTACGCCAGCTCCTCCGGCGAGAACCGCATCTTGCGGCGATCGATGAAGTTCTTGATGTTCTCCTTGTCGATCGTGTACTGCATCTCGTTGGAGTTCACCAGACGCATCTCGACGCGTTGGAACGGGCTGACGTTGCTCTCGTTGCTGTCGGTGCGGATCTGGCTGATCGGCTTGAAGTTGATCTTGATGTTCTGCGTGAACTGGTACATGATCTGCTGCTTGATCACGACGTGCAGGAAAGAGACGATCGACTTGTTGATGTCGAGCTTCGGTATCGTGTCCCGTACGATCTTGCGGAACAGGTCAAGCGACATGACGTGTTCGTCCACCGAGATGTTCTTCAGGTACTCCCACATGACGCGGTCGGAGTACAGGGTGTTGTTGACGGAGGACTTAATGAACTTCGTGATCTTCTGCGGCAGGTCCAGCTCCACGCCGTGCTCGTCGATGTTGAACACACCGAAGATGCGATTGAACACGTTGATCGTGATGTCCTGCTCCTTCTTGATCTGCATCACGTCCATATAGGAGCAGATCAGAGGGATGACGATTCTCGACATGATCGAGATGCAGATCACCATCTTGGCGTAGGAGTCCTTGAACTGTAGTTCCTCCTCGCCGGTGCGGGTCTCGATCGAGATCGTGTACTCCGCATTCACCTTCTCGCGGATGGCCGTTTGCAGGATCTCGTCGCTGATCAGCTGCTCGAACAGGAAGTCGATGAACAGATTCACGTCGCCGAATGGCACACCTTCCTCGGTATGACCCTCGATGAAGGTACCGTCCTGGATGTTCATCATCACAGTCAGGTAGCTCTCCGGCAGGTCGTCGTAGAGGTCGAAGAAGTACTTCAGATCCTCGACGATCTTACCGATGATCGAGTTGTACACTCGCTTTCGGTTGATGGGAAAGAGGCAGTACTTGGCCTCCTCCCCGATGTTAAACAGCTGGGTGAAATCGAAGGTGAAGTCCTTCTCGTTCACACCAAACAGACTATCAATATTCGTGATCGTCATGCGGTACCCTTTTCATTTTTTGGTGTTTCTTGACTACGCGCTAATTATATATGCACAATTGGCGATTTATGGTTTCAACGACGCACCTTGCTGTCCACTTTGTTGTCGACTTTCGTGTTCAATTTGCTCAGAACACGGGCCTTGCGATCGACCGTTTCCTTCTCACTCTTGTCGATCCGGGCCTTACCGCGTGCGGCGTTCACCGACTTCACGACCTTCTTCTCCACCTTCGGAGCGGCCTGTTTAGGCGCTTTCATCTGCATCTTCTTGTGCATCTTGTAGTCTTGATCCACCTCGGCGAAGCTGCGGACGGCGTTCTTGATGCTGAACTTCGTCGCGTTGATGATGGCCGGGGCGTAGTTGGAGTACTCGTTCAGGCCCAACTGCCGGATGAACATCATGGCGAACATGATGGACTTCTCGTAGTTGACGATCTCGTCCGGGTTGCGACTCGTCGGCGCATGGGTCAGACTCATCTCAGGTAGTTTGCTCTTGAAGTACGGGATCAGGAGCTCTTGCTTGTTGAACACGTACGCGTACGTGAAGGCAAATGCCGAGTTGTTACTGAATATTCGGATGTTTTTGCCGAGCAGATTAGTGCTTTTCGCATTAACCTCAAGGAATTCTACCGCTACGTCGTACGTAACGCCAGACACCGTCTCAGATGGGACGCGCACGATGATGAACACGCTGTCCTGAACCTTGTAGACATTGTACTTGAAGGATCCGTTCTCCTTCAGCACATGCTGGTACTTGCCGGTGATCTGCGCGAGCAGCTTCTTGCGCTTCTCGGTCGCGGCTGCGCCCTTCGTACCGAACGGGTCGTTGATGAAGGACTGGATCGTGTACTTGATCCCGCTGAAGAGAGACCCGATGACGGATTGGTCAGCGGGTTTCGGAGCATGGGTGGGATCCTTGATGTATGAAGGGAGAGTGTGGGTACTCTTCGTGGTTTCGGCCATGTGGCACCTCAAAATTTTGAATTATAACACGAAATTTCTATTACGGGCATAAAATTTTCGGGATGGACTTGTTAGGATCCATCCCGAAAACGGGTCAGCTTAGATCAGCTGGTTGATACTCAGGAGCATGCCCACGATCGAGACGGACGCCTTGAGGATCTGGACGTCGGTGTCGATAGGCGCGAGGACTTGTGTTTCCTCGATGCTCTGGAACTGGCGCTCCAGTACGTCGTACATGCGCGAGTCATTCATGTGCAGCGCCTCGCGGATCATCTCCAACGCCTCCGGTTGGGAGCGCAGGACAGGATCCTTGCTGATGATGCAGTAGAACGTGTTGTAGTACACGTCGCGCAGACGGTCGATGACCTGACGCGTGAACTCCAAGTCGAACTGCTTCAGCACCGCGTCGTCCGCATGGATCTCGTCCCAGCGGTTGGCGATAGAATTGGCCGCAAAGAACAGCGAGATGTTGCCGCCGAATCCGAAGCCCTTCAGCAGGGCCGATTTACAGGCCAATACGGCATCCTCCACGAGGAATCGACGCGTCTGCTTCTCTTCGGCGGTGATGCCGCCCACCAGAATGCGAACGGACACGCCGTTCAGCTTGGACAGACGGATGCGCAGGTTACCGCGTACCGAAGGCTGGCTGATGGGAGTCTCATCGAACTCCTTCTGCAGAACCTGCAGACGCTCGCCGTAGAACGGGGTGTTCAGGGTCATGCCCTGACCTGCGAGGAAGACCGATTTGGTTCCGGTCAGTTCGAGGCTGCTCGCCGCACCGAGTTGCTTCAGGTCGAAGGTCGCCGGGTCGCGGATGATGTCGGAGTCCAGATAGATTGCCAGATCGAGGAACTCGTCGTGCTGCAGCTGGCTCGACAGATCGTACGTCTTGACGATGTAGATCTTGTTCTGCTTGCGCAGGAAGTCTGCCATGCAGGTGTTCAGAACGTCCTGATGGGTCTGGTCGGTGATGACGACGATGTTGCGCGCCGGGTTCGCCTGTTGGACCTTCTTCAGCAGCTCATAGTGCTCGCCGAAGAACTCGTAGCTCATGAACACGATCGGCTTGTCTACCGTGATGGTGGACTTGTCGCCGAAGTACATGTTGTGCGCCGGACCACGATCGAACGTGAAGCCGTAACGCATGGTGTGTGACACAGGTGTCAGCGAATCGCGTGGATCCTCTTCGATGCGCACATCCGACAGATAGGACAGACCGGAGAAGACGTTGGCGATGTACTCACCGATGCGTACATCGTTGTTGTTCGAGATCTGGCTGATGGCCGTCAGCACGCGCTTGCGGTTGTCGCCATTCACCTGATGGGTGTACTTATTCTCGATCTCGCGTTCGAGATAGAACACCACGCGGTCCAGCAGATCCAGCAGCTGCTTGCGGGTGTACTTCCGGTCGCGCAGGTCCATCAGGGCTTCATACATGAAGCTCGCCGACAGAACGGCACTGGTGGAGCCGTCGCCGACGGTCTTGACCAGATTGTAGGACACCTTCTTCAGCAGCTGGTGGACGGCGACGTCCTGCGCAGCAGCATACTTCAGGTTCTCCAGAATGGTGTAACCATCCTTGGTGATGATCGGAACACCACCATCATTCTCGATCATGGTGTTCGAGCCCAGCGGACCATAGCTCTTCGCCAGAACGCTGACCAGCGAGGTCAGGAACTTCAGCGTATCACTGTGGAACTGAGCGTCATCCTTGATGACACCTTGGAAAGGCGACGGCGAACCCATTTGCTGGGCCACAGTCGTCTCGGCAGGTTTCTTTCTTTTCAAAAATTCGAACATTGCGGTTCCTAATTATTTCTTGGCCTTAGGCCGGGGTTTGCTTGCAGCTTCGGCCTTGGCCTTTTCCATCTCTCGTGCTTCGATCTTGCGCTTGTCCTCGACGAATCTAGCCCTTGCGTCGTAGAGGCTGGATAGCATGGGAAGCTCACATTCCATGACGTCCTCCAGAGTCAGCTGCCCCTTGAAGATATCCAAGGTGGCAGCTATCTGGTACATGATGTTGTCCAGAGACTTCTGTACTTCGTCATGCGGGCGTACATCTATGAGCTTTACTGAACCCTTGCTATACTTTGAAAAAGCGTGTTGGTCAGATCGACGGTGATGTCGGTGATCATCTCACCGCAGTGGCCGCACTTCAGGTTAGGCAGCTTGTACGAAACCTTGAACGCGTCCATCTTGGCGCTGATCTCCTTGTCGAGGAACGCCTTGTCTTCCGGATCGATGTCGATGATCACGCGGATCTTGTCCTGAATCGTCTCCAGTTCGATGAACTCCAGACGGCCCTCGGACAGAGCCTGAATGTGAGGAATCGCCATGGTGCCGATGTGCTTCAGGTAGCCGAAGATCTCCGGCTCGACGGCGGGGTGCTGCTCGGCGCGGTTCAGCGTGCGGATGTAGTCGTGCAGGGTCGGCGTGGTCAGGTCCAGAACGGTTTTGCTGACCGGCAGGATGATGCGACGGGTGTTGTTTACGACCGACGACTTCACCAGCTCGTTTGCTGGCAGGTTCTTGGACAGCAGGTCGCGAATGTAGCTGCCAACCTCGTTCTCGTCCTTGGCCTGAATCAGCAGTTCCTTGCTGATCTTCGCCTTGTTGGTCTTCTCGCACGAGCCGCAGATGACGTTGTAGTCGCCTTCTTCCGGGAAGGTGGCGCAGTAGATGCCGTAGATCAGGGTCTCGAAGTCGGCCTCGGACGTGATCTTCAGCCACAGGTCGAAGTCGATCTTACCGAAGTTGGCGTTAACCATCTTCGAGTAGGTGAAGTTGAACAGCTTCAGGTTCTGTTCCTTCTCGGTGCCGGTGAACTTGCGCACCTTGATCATGTCGTCGTTGTTCAGTGCGCGGAAGGCGGCACGGTAGCCCGACTGCAGGGCGACGATCTCGAAGGAAGGCTTCAGGAACAGCGTGTCCATTTCCTGATGGGTGCCCAGCGGGTTATCCGACTTACGGATGTTGATCGCGGACAGGTCGATGTTCAGCGCGGCCAGAACCTTGCGAGCAGCGCTCTGCGCGGTTTCCTTGGCCGGGGCCGGTGCTGCCGGTGCCTCGGGAGCCACTGGAGCAGGGGATTGCTCGACAGCGGTCTGTACCGGGGCTTCGCCAGCGATTGCGGTCGAAACTTCCGCTTCCGCTACGGGAGCAGCCTGACCCAGATCTTCTTGCGAAACGCCCTGCTCCGCCAGCATGCTATGCAGATCGTCGATGTTGTTGATTTCCATGTCTGTTTTCCTATTCAGGTTTAGTGTCGGAGTGAAATACTCCTGATGGTCTAACCCCATGTTGACCCTTAGGCCATTTTACGATGGCATTTCGTCATAAAAAATATATGCGAAACAGAAATTCCCCTAAGCACGAATTATCGGCTTAGGGGATTGCTGTCAGAAGTAGAAGTCAGAGACCACATTGTCCTTGACCGGGAGATTCGGATCGCGCTTGAACGTCAAGACATCCTTGGCGTCCACCAAGATCGTCAGCCTGAATATGCAAGCCAGAATCGTTTGACCCGACTGCTTATCGGTGGTGAACTGGATGGTCGCGTCCGAGACCTGATCGCTCGGCAGGTACTTGGATATCTGCGAGTTGATCCTATCTGTGAGGTCGATCAGCGTGGAGTTGTCTGCGAACTCTTGCAGGTACGTTCCGATACCGATCCCGGCTCCCACGCAGTTCGGGATGGTTCCCGGTTCCATGATAAGGAGGGTCTGGATACGCTTCGCCAACGCCTTCAGGTCTGTCTCGACGTGCGATGACCTGAAGGGACTCGGCAGAAGGGTCGCCTCTCCCTTGAGGGTAGCATCGACGGCCATGAGCTACCCCTTAGGTGTTGTTGTTGATGTTGAAGACCTTCTTCTTGTCTTCCGGGGTCGGAGCGGGGTTCGCCTTCTCGTGGTCCAGATGGGCGAGGATGTTGAAGCCCTGAGCGCGGGACAGCAGCTGGTTCAGAACCTCCAGATGCTCCTTCATGTAAACCAGCTTCTGGTTGTCCTCTTCCTTCTTCTTGTCCATCTTGGACTCGAATTGGGACATCTTCTCGCGTGCCTCGCGCAGAGCCTGCTGGATGCGAGCGATGCAGTCGGTCTTCTCCTCGTGGGTCTTGATGTTGACCACGCGGCGAGCCAGATGGTCGATCTCGGCCACGGAGTAGCCCTTCAGCTTGCGGGTAGCCCACGTCATGAAGCTCTCGACGCTGAACTCTTCGTTCATCATCTTCTGTTCCTCCAGTGCCAGAACGGCAGTTTCGGTCAGGAAGATCGGTTGCAGATTGAGTGCCATTTCGGTTTCCTTATATCATTGCCACGAAGTACAACTTAGCTACGTGGTGATCATTCGGTACCTTGGATACGGAATGATCGGTGTTGGTGATGAGGATCTCCTTCAGGGGGCGATCCTTGATGTTGATCAGGTTTTGCCCGACCAGATGGAACCCTGCGGCGATCATCTCGTCGGAGAGCTCCACCAGAGCCCAGATATTCTTATCGGTACTGCCGATGCTTTCGAGGAGCCTGATCTTCTCGATCTCTCCCCGGCGGCAGACGTACTGCCCACGAATGGTGTGGTACAGGCTCGGATTGATGACGCTGTGCAGACTGACGTCCCGAGTGGTTGCGAAATCGGGGCGCGCTTCTATGTAATTGTCCCGGAAGCTCCTGTCCTTCAGAGCGTGATCGGTCTCGACAATCCCTTTCTGCGTGTCCTTTCCAACGAAGACTCTCTCATCGAGATCCACCCGAATGACCTCATCTTCAAGAAGTTTGAATACATCTGGGTAAGTCAAAATTTTCATGAACAACTCCCTCGCGTATGCGCGCATTACGCGATTTTAAATAATTATAAATAATAAATAAAAAAGAAACCAGTTTTTTACTGGTTTTCTATCACCTTTCTGTGAAAGTACACATTGAAAGGTGTGTAGAACTTATCTTCTACTTGAATGTATTGGAAACCCTCGGCGATGGTTGCGTCACGCTTGAGGATCTCTTTTGCAGCGTCGCGCTGCTGGTAGTGCGGGTTACTACCCTTGATCTCGACGATCAGGTTGAGCGATGGAATGTAGAAGTCCGGTAGGTAGAACCGAACCTGACCCTCCGCATCCTTGTAGTAGATCGTAGGAGGCTTGGTGAGCATCGACGAGGTGAAGTGATAAACACTTTCGAGGAAGTGCAGGAAGTGCTCCTCGTAGGTGCCAGTGACTTCGGTCTTCGTCCCGTCCATCCATGTGTACTCGGAACCAATCTGGCGGTTCCCGAGCATCAGGCGCTGGTGCTCCGGATCATCGGTCAGATGGGTCTTACCGTACTTCGCCATCATTTTCCTTTTGAAGTCCTCGCGGTACTCCTGCTTCTCGACCTCATCGGCGAAGCGCTCATAGCGTTCCGTCACCGGATTCCAGGCAGTCGGCTTCCCGCTGATCACCGAGCGTCCCTCGGTCTTCTTGTACTTGAGGTTGAAGTAGAGTCGTGCTGCTGGCATCTCGTCACTCAGCATTTGAGGATACTTCGTCTCGATATGCTGGTACAGAGCAGGTTTACTGGAGAAAGTCGCCCCATCCAAGGGAAACTTAAACGAGTTATTGGTAGGCATGTAATCCTCAGCAAGTTTCAATATTAGCTATTTGTTGAACAAAATCCTGATGAAACATAAGGTTAACTATAGTAACTTCTTCAACCGGAGAGCAATCATGTTTAAAGCATTAACTGCAGGTGCAAAACCGTACATCGCCCTCGCCGTGGTGATCGCTATCGCGGTGCTGTTCGCACTGTGGCAGCACTCCAAGGCAGACCTCGCCACCGTCAAAGCTGACGCCAAGGTAATGGAGGTCCAAAAGAATGCCGTTATCGAACACAATGGCGAACAGATCACCAAGGCCGTAGAGGTCAACAAAGCCAATGACGAGACCCTCAAAACGGTTGTCAAGGCGCAGGAAACAATCAAGAAGAGCTCGGAGAAGATCACCAAGATCATCGACGACAACAATCAGGTCAAGAACGATCTCCTCATCGAGATCCAGAAGAATGTTGACGAGGAACGCTATGTGAGTCCAGAGACCGCATCCTCGATCCAGAAGGTACTGGATGAGATCGAACCCCTCGTTTACCCTCCTCAAGGAGAGCCGATTACCACTGTGTACTCCGGCGAACAACTCGATGTCACACTTACGTAAGGAGCACGAAATGAGCACCAACATCAAGAAAATAATGATCGTCTGCCTCACTCTCTTCATGACCTGCATCCTTGCTGGATGTGGTACGATGAACCCGGAGGCCGGTAAGATCGACGTGACCGTCGCGAAACAAGAGGCAGTTTTCATCGAGATCCCACAGGAAACCCTCGACAAGTGCAAGAAGCCTCGCAAGCAAGATACCGTCTTCTTCCAGCACCTCAAGGAGGGGAAGATCAAAGAGAAGGAACTCGCTGCCGCCTACGTGGAGAGCTACACCGGCCACGTCAACTGCTATCTGTCCAAGGAAGAGGCAGTTTTCCTCCAGCAGAAGCTGAAAGAACAAACTAAAACGGTGAAGAAAGATGGCAATTAACCCATTAGACCAGTTAAAGATCATCGCTAGCAGGGAGATTGATGTACTCACATCTCACTGCGTGAAGGTGGTGATCAAGGATCAGGATGAGGCCGATGTATTCGAGACCCAAGAGAGTCTCCGTCAGGCCTCCCTGTACCTCGACGTGTACTACCAGCTGGACAAGTACCCGACGCATGACATCCTGCGGACGCTCATTCGAGCAGCCGCTACACAAGACAGTCCTGATGCCGCTACGGTCGAGGCCGTGCAGACGCAGATCGATCTGAACTACAGTAACGCCCCGGTGACCCGGACAGCGCTGATCGCGCTCAAGGACAAGATTGCCCGGAACGGCTTCATCTCGATCACTCTGGTGGACAACAACATCACCGAGGAACGCACGCACTTCCTTGAGAGCTTCATCGATCTGAACAAGTACTACCAGAATCTCAAGGAGACCTACGGCATCCCGATCTGGAAGAGCCGCAAGGCATATGACTTCGATCTGCTGTTGGAGCCTAAGAAGGAGGATGACCTCATTCTGGCTAACTTCAGTGAGAACTACGCCGAGTGCCAGCGCTACTTCGTTTCCGTGATGTTCACCAAGTCGATGGCCAAGGATATGGTCGGCACGACCTCCACCGGCAGCTACATCAACTACTACAAGGCCTTCGGTCGCTTCTTCATCTGCTTCATGGTGATGATCAAGACGATCAACGAGAAGCTCAAGAACCCGCTGGACGCTAACTCGATGGATGAGTACATCCTCGACAACATGCTCTTCTCCTTCGGGTTCACGGACTTCAAGAACTTCCCTGTAGACTACAAGCGGAAGATCGTCCAGAACATCAACGAGTTGATTCGACACAAGGGTACTGACCGTATCTTTACCGACATCCTCCAGATCTTCGGTTTCAAGGACATCAACATCTTTAAGTACTACCTCGTCAAGCACCAGTCGTTCAACGATGACAAGAGCATGGCCGGGGTTGACGACAAGATCCGCTTCGTCTCACACAACGTGACCATCCCGTCCCTTCAGGAGGCGGTGAAGCGCAAGGAGTACCTGACCCACTCGTTCGAGAGCGTGACCGACAGCGATCCGTACTGGCAAGCGTCCAAGCTGGAGATCGGGAAGAAGGACTTCAACTACGTCAACAGTAAGTACTTCTCCATCGAGAGTAGCTTCGACCTCTTCAAGGAGACCTCGAACATCGCAT